CGATTCCTACATTTTCTGATGCTTTTCGTGCCTGTAACAGGTCTCTGGATGGCATCTATTGGAATCGTTGGTCTTGCTCTCAACCTTCGTGCATACGATTTTGTGAGTCAGGAGATTCGTGCTGCTGAGGATCCTGAGTTTGAAACTTTTTATCTTAAAAACCAGCTGCTCAACGAAGGACTTCGTGCCTGGTTGGCTCCAGTAGACCAGCCTCATGAGCGATTTGTGCTACCCGAAGAAGTTCTCCCTCGTGGAAATGCCCTCTAATATTATTTTTATATAAATAGTATTGCGAGAGGCAATACTACTATGGTTTGGAACAAAGGTTTAGTAAATGACCCCCGATGTAAAGGGGGTCGCAAAAAATCAAGCATCTCATATGTCGGTCAGACCTATGGGATGCTTACTATTTTGGAGCAATATAGTCATAAAAAAAGTATAAGATTTAAATGTCGTTGTGAATGTGGAAACATTACTGATGTCCGTAAAGATAATTTAATAACAAAAGCAGATACAGTATCGTGTGGATGTAGATTACAAGAACTTCATCAAGAACGAAGAGAAAAAGGTATTAATGAAGCATCTGCTATGTGGTCACGGGCAAAGTATAGGGCAAGACAAAAAGGATTAGATTTTACTATTGATAAAGAAGATGTTGTGATACCAGACAAATGCCCTCTACTTGGTATAGAATTAGTTTGCCATAGAGGTAAAGGTAGTCAGCAAGGAAACTCCCCATCATTAGATCGTATTGATTCTTCCAAAGGATACATAAAAGGTAATGTATGGGTCATCAGCAACAGAGCTAACACACTCAAAAATGATGCCACCCTACAAGAACTCAAAACATTGGTAGAAAATCTGGAAGCACTCTAACTTTTAATAAGGATTTCTCTTATTAAAGGAAACCCACTAAACCTTTAATAAGACCACTTCCATAACCGTCACAGCACTCTTTTACGGGGTGCTTTTTTTATAAATAAATCTATGGAAGTTAAAAAAAAATGAATTCACAAGAACTCCGTAATCTTCAAGAAGCATATTTAGAAGTTGTTGAGAACCAACAACTTGATGAGGCTCTAACTGGAGAACGCAAGAGGCGAGCTAGAGAAAAAAGTTTTAGCCCATATGCAAGACAAAAAGATAAGGAAACCTTGCACAATCTTGGAACTCGTAATGATGGACCTGGAACTCCTGGATATGAAAAGAAATCAACTGGCGGTAAGGGTGCAAGATATGCTGGATACGGTGATCAAGGTGCTGGTAACAAAGCACGTCGTCGTATGGGACAAGAACCACTGAGAGGAAATACTCGTAAGGAACAATTAGATATTTACGACATCATTCTTTCACATTTACTTGATGAAGGATATGCTGAAACACCAGAAGCAGCAGAGTCTATTATGGTGAATATGAGTGAAGAGTGGAGAGATAGTATTATTGGTTGATAACCACTTCCACAACTGTCACAGCACTCCTTCACAGGGGTGCTTTTTCGTTTATAATACGGGAGTAGTTCACTCATCCTATTACACATGAACATGACCGATGAAAATGATGGAGTAGCATAATGGGAATGTTTGAACATTTGCGAAGTGCTTATTATTTTGATAAAACAATGACTCAAATGCCAAATAATTATGATGATACACTTGACTATTGTGAAAGACTTCTCAAGACTATATTTGAAGAGGCTCTAACTCTTGAAGAAAGCACTGAATATAAACTAAAAGAAGTTCAAGTGATTGTTGCACATTTAACAAACATTGAAAAAATGAAGTACACATGGAGGTCGTCACGATAACTGACACTTCCATAACCGTCACAGCACTCCTTTACGGGGGTGCTTTTTTATTGTATAATACTCTTATAGTCAATCAGGCACCATGATGACCTACGAAGCCACCGTCCAGTTCAAATTCGACGCTACTTATACTCATGATTATAATCGTGGGTTTGCATCTCACCTTGGTGATGATGACTTCCTCCCCGAAGAGCATTTCCTGATCACTGCTCCTGCTGGTGATCTCAACTGTAAGCAGTATTTCAAACTGTTTGAGAAGTTCATGCTCTGTGTAGGTATGTGCCCCAGTTCTATTCGTAGTGGTGCTATGTCTCTTGTCTTCAATGACATGGTGCTTGAAGAAGAGCAACGCAAGGTATGTAAAGAGTATGAACTGACAATGGATGAAGATCTTCAAGATAAGTTTGAGGAGTGGAAGATTCGTGATGCTGAGGTTGAGCGTCTGATGAATAGTAAAAAGCGTCCTATGGGAACTGTAGAATATACTGAAGAAGAAGTCAACCAAATGAATCTTGAAAATGGACTGTGAATCTTATCCTGACGAAATGTTTGATCTTGCACAAGAGAGAGAAACCATGAACAAACACTGGGATGTAATGAACAAGTTGGAAGAGTCATTCTCCAACATTACCACAATCAGTTTTATGTTGGAAGAACTGACTGAAGCAATGGACAACAACCGTATGGATGCTGCACGTGACATTGCCCATGCTCTAAATGCTTTTTTACCAGTTTATACTGACAACTGGGATCGTAACTTCAAGAAAGCATGGAATGAGGTAGTGAAAAATGACTGACACCTGGAAAAAATGGACTATCTGGACTTCCATTTATGTTTTTGATTATTGTGTGTATTCTTGGTCAAACTTGATGTATCCACATATTCATGGATTTGAAGATGAAGAAAGGATGAGAGAACTATTCTGGCATTATCTAAACTACGGAAACTCAAACACGTATTATGACCTGGTGGGATGAAATCTTTATTGAACCCACCAAAGGCCGGTGGGTAGATAGCGCTGATGGAGGTGATTGAATTGGGTATGTTTGATTATTTTAGAAGTTCTTATCCTCTGGGCGAGGACTTCTCTGGAAACTGTCAAACAAAAGATATTGAAGAAGGTATTGGTGGCACTATGTCACAATACTGGTTAGATCCTGCTGGTTATCTGTATCTAATTGACTACTCCTACACTGCTGATTTAAAAATCTATGAACCAGGAGATCCTGAGTATAATGAAGAACGAGCATGGTTAAACTTAGAGTGGATAAAAAATGGTAACCATGGTAAAGTAAAACTACACCCTATTACCAAGTACATTGAAATTCATCCTGAGGTATGGAAAGGACCATGGGAAGATCGGCCACGATGCAAAATTCATTTCAAATATGGGAGATTAATGGACTATGAAACTCTTTGATTATTGCTACTACGAAGACTTTGGGCATGAGTGGTATTTCCAACTGCTCCCAATCTCTACTAAGTTTGCTCTCATTGATATGTGTATTCAATGGGATGATTTTGCTTCTCTTGAATGGTTTCCATTTCTGATTGTTGGTATCGGACCCCGTGATATGGGATTCTCTTTTAGATGGAGAAGATTCCAACTTCGCTTTGATGTCTTAGACTTTGATAGACGCAATCTATCATCCTATCGTCGTCATAAATCTGATGATTATCGTCCTTTGCAGGGTTTATCTCAATGACTTACCCTGATGAAATGTTTGAAGAAGCAGAACGTCGTGAACGTGAAGTTCAAGAAAACATTGAACGTGCAATAGAACTCGATAAAGGGATCGAGCGTGGTTATCGTAAAGAGCGTATCCTTGAACGATACAACAACTTTTATAACATTGAATGCTCTGGTCTTGCACATGGCACACCTATCACACCAGAGTTTCAACAAGCAATGGCATTAGAGTGTATGCTTGATGCTCTACGTTGTGAGAATCTCAACCATGAGTTTGATAGTATTCAGACGGCAGACCTTAGTGATTTGATTGATGGTTTATATCAACAAGGAAAAGATTATCTTGAACGAGCGAAACAATGACTGAAGAACAACAAGAACTGTATGACGTTGTATCTGACTGGTGGGATAAAATCTTCACTGAACCCACCAAAGGTCGGTCTGCCTGTATTATTGATTTAGTTAATTCTATTATTGAGTGGAAAAACAAATGAGTATTCCTAATTTCAAATCACAAGACGATTGGCAAGAGTTTCTCAACATCTTTGATGACCAATGGCAATGTAAGAGAGAACTGATGAATCGTGTCAAGAATGATCTGTTCCCTGAATATAAATCATGGGATCAACTTCAACCACATACAATGGAAGTGATCAACGACATTGTATCCAATCTTGTGTATGAGTGTGAGCATCAATTCAAAGAGACACACCAGGACTACAAGACTGATGATGATGAGATCTTTATTCCTCGTCAATCATTCAAAGAGAATGTAACAGAAGCACTCAAAGAAGCATTGGAGAGTCATCAGAACAATGACTCACTTTGATTACATTACAAAATATATGCTTCCCGGTTGGGTTGAGTCTTGGACTTATAACTTCAGGATATGGGCAGACTTGATGACTAGTAACTACAAACGATATTCGGATCCTTGGAGTGAAAGTCCAGAAAGAGAATGTCGTGAATGGTTCTGGGCGTCACTCAATATGGATGATATATACACCAAAGAGTTTCTTGAAGAACTCTATCGAAGGATATCTGATATTGGGAGTGGTAAAGAGACGACATATCCTTTGGATGATGTTCTTGAAATATGGTCAGAAGACGCACAAAAATATTATGATGAACAATAAATAACTTTATACCAGAGGACAGATGTCAACTCCCTAAACCATCACAGCACTTCTTTACGGGGTGCTTTTTTTATTGTATAATTACTTCTTACACATCAACAGACTATGAATACTGATCCAAAACCAGAAAATGAAGTGGTAGTTCCTGAGGGATCTGAATTGATTGATGATGTATTTTATGTATGGAAAACAAGATTCGGTCTTTACTCATCAATGACCAAAGAAGGTCGTAATATGCTTACAGGAGGCACCAGAGAGGGTGTTATCTCAATGACCCGATGGCACTTAAAGTGTGAGCAAGAAGGGTGGCCAGAGGGGTCTGTGCGCGTTGTAGGATCGGCTAGCGTTGGGGGCAAACTCTAAAATAATATAGATAGTATAACAATGCAGTAGCGCTTATGCCACTCTACACATCTCCCGACGATTATCTGTTCAACTTACAGACTTGTCGCCCGTCAGATGCAAAAAGAGAGTGGAGGAAAATGATAAAAGATAAATGGAATAATGAATGTGCCTACTGCGGTCATACTGAAAATCTTACGATTGACCACGTTGTTCCAAGATCGAAAGGTGGTGGCGATTTTGCTACCAACGTAATCTGTTCTTGCAAAAGATGTAATAACGATAAAGGAAGAACAGATGTTATGGAATGGTATGAGAAGCAAGACTTCTTTACTGAAGCAAGAAAAAATGCTATATTAGAATGGACTAGTGCCAAGAAGAACACAGCACTATACAAATACAAACCAAGAAAAAACATTGCTTATTGATTATGACTGAATTTGTTATCTATTCTAGAGATGGTTGCCCTTATTGCGTCAAGGTAAAGGCAGTTCTTGAAGGTCTTAAATTGAATCATTCTGTACAAAAACTTGGTGTTGACTTTTCTAGAGAGGAGTTCTACAATCAGTTTGGTCAAGGATCTACATTTCCTCAGGTTGTGTTTGGGGATACAAAGGTTGGTGGTTGTAGTGAAACTATTAAGTATTTGAAAGAGAACAATTATGTATAATGAAAGATAATAATGATTCTAGTATCTATCTAAATAAACCAGAGGATGTTCCCCATATTAATAGGGGAATTGAATTGCTTCTAAGAAATAAAAAAAGGAGAGGAACTCAACAAAGACCAAAAAGTTTCAGAGTAACTTTTGGGAAAGTGATTTCTCTCTTCAACCGAGAAATTCACTTTCACTTTGATTCTTTTATTGATATACGGAAGAGAAAAACTCGGGAGAAGGACCCATGCTAGCAGTAACTTTAACTATTGGAACTTTGGTTTCCATAATGTTCTTTTTTATTGGTACAATGGTAGGATGGTTGGCAAAAGAACATGTCTATCAAACCCAACCTGTATATATTCATCCCGAAATGTTTGATAATAATGGCAATATTGTTCCTGATGAAATTTTAGCTGTAAGATTTGAGAATGACTATGACACAAACACCGAATATGAAGAAGGCGACGAAGAGTAAAGAACTACCGGCACTTCCAGCAAATCCATTTACATTTGAAGTTCTTCAACTTGCATCAAAGCAAAGAAGTAGAGCAAAGAAAGTAGAAGTCCTGCAAAAATATTCTCACGATTCAATCAAAGCAATTTTGATTTGGAATTTTGATGATAGTATCATCTCCATGCTTCCAGAGGGAGATGTTCCCTACAACTCGTATGGAGATGATGCTACACAGGGTGGAAACCTAAGTGATAAGATTAAATCACAAGTTGACGCACTTGATAGGGCATCAACTTCATCTTTGGGATCAACTGATGATGGAAAAGGAAGAATTCGTTCTTCCCTAAGAAAGGAGTGGACTAAACTTTACAACTTTGTGAGAGGTGGTAACGATAGTCTTCCATCTCTTCGTAGAGAGAGTATGTTTATTAACCTTTTGGAACTTCTTCATCCAAGAGATGCTGAAATTCTAGTACTTGCTAAGGACAAAAGACTTCAAGAAAAATATAATATCCCCCTTAATGTAGTTCAAGAAGCTTACCCCGATATTAAATGGGGAGGGCGTTCTTGATGGGAAAAGGATGTAAAATCTTGTTTAAAGATTGTGACCCAGAACAAGCATCAGATCGTACTCTACCATATAACACATATATGGTAGAGTATTTGCAAGATGGTATGACTCATTTTGACATTGCTTCTGCTCCTAAACAAGTAGATATTTTTGATGATTACTGGGATAAATATCGTCATGATTTTGTTACCATGACACAAACTGAGGGTCGTGTTAATCCTAAACTTTGGAATGATCCCAAGGCTGTTAAAAAAGAAAAGAGTAAAAAATGAGCAGTGGATTTAAGAAAGAATCTGAAAACAATTTAAGAGTCACTCTTAATATGGATGAGATTCAGAAACTAACGAAGAGATATAAAAAGATCAAAAAGTATATGAAGTCTCCCATTTATGACCTAAAGCAAATGGCAGGGACAGAGAAGGTAGTTTCTGAACTCCTTAATGATCTGAAACAAAATCCAGACGAAGGTTGACTATATAGAATATAAGGTCTATAATAGACCTACGTTCATCCGAGTAATCGGACGCAAGTAAGTCGCGGAACGGAGCGTCAGCAATTAGAGTGATTTATTACACTTCATGCTTCTATTCGTCGCTAGAAAAACTCACTCTAATCGTTCATCTCATGAAATATCTTTTATTATTTTCACTTCTTTTATTTCCTACACCATCACTTGCAATGTCTTGTGATGAAGTTAAGGAAGTATTTGCTGTTGTGAGAGAAGATCCAAATTTATCCAGCAAAGAAAAGACAATCATTGTGATGAGTCTTTTTGCAAAGTATGGAAATTCATGTGTTTCAAGAGACGCAAACGACTAAAGGAACGGCAAACGGATCCTGCTTAGGCAGAGAAGGTTAATTTTCACCCATTCTTTTAGGAGTAAACAAATGAACACACTTAATCTCATTCGTAAGCAGATCAACAAATCATCTGCTCTTCATGATGCACAGATTTCTCACACTGCATATCGTGGTGTTGACTATCAGTGCGAGCAGAAGTCTGGGGAAACTCATGGCACTTTCTGCTATCGTGGTCGCACT